ATTGCCGAAACGAACAAGGAAGTCTTTGTTTGCAGCAAACTGGCCACCGAGTGTGTCTACATCAACTCCAAGGCTGCGAGCTGTCGAGGCAAGATCAATAAGCAAGTCGTTGGCTTGATCTACATCCATGCCCAGAGCCTGAGTGGCAGTCTGGATAACCTCGGCTTGATTCGCAAAACTGAAGCCTAGTCTGTTCAGTTGAACAGTTGTCTCTGCGATTGCCCCTTGCTGTTGCTCTGAAAGATATGTGAAGTCTGTGAATTCATTCTTCAAGGCTCCAACAGCCTGTGCAGCATCATCCAGGCTAGCGCCGATTGCGATGGTGTTAAGACCGACATTTCGTATCGTGTCGTCAAACTCTCTGCCGGCGCCGGTTGATTTCCGGAACTCGGCAGTGACCTTATCTGCCTCAAGGGCAAAATCCGTTAACTCCTGGGCGACCTTAAAGATCGCGTCTTTAAGAAGTTGTCCGCTGGCAATTGACTCCAGGGCTTCGGCGCCAAAGCTAGAAAGACTTGTTCCGCCTAGGCTGGCAAATTGAGCAAACTTCTCAAATCCTCCCGAGAGTCCAAATAGGGATCCCCTCATGGATTCGAAAAGTTGTTCACCTACTTTTTGTTGTTCTTGATACTCTCTTTCAACCTCGAGATTGGCTTGTCTTGTTTCGTTAAGCCTCTCTATCTCGGCGCGTTGCCGTGCAAACGCCGCGGTTTGGCGATCGAGATCGTCAGTGGCTTCTGCTATCAGTCGAGCATCACCTAACTCCTGGGCAGCTTGAAGGTTCTCCCGGGCGGTTTGTAATGATTTTTTCTCTTCTTTTTCTCTTTCTTTAAGAAGGTCAATCTCAATCTGTATTTGACGATTTCGTTCTTTAAGTTGTTCGATAGTATCTGACATCGATCAACCTCCTAGTTTTTAAATGGCCACCTTAAGCCTGTTTCTTTCTCAAAATTTTCAACCGCTCTATTGAGAGAATATTTTGATTTCATGGTCTTTGGATTGTCAAGACCGTTTTTGATATACGAATCCATGTAGCGCTTTTCTCTACCGAGCGCTTTCATAAATGATTCAACCTGTGATGTGGATCCCATGAGACGCAGAGGGATATCGATTCCGCCGAAATACAAATCAAGCATCATCTTGCGAACTTGATTAGCAAACTTGCTTGCTACTGCTGCTCTTTCGGTTAATGGCTTGCCAATGTTATTTAGATCTACTATCTCTTCTTCTACGATATCGCTCATGTGTAAAAGTCCCTGTTTAAATATAAATAGTTCCTAAAAAGAAAGAATTTATCTTGTTCTTGCTTTCTCCATTCTCTCTTTTTGATCTTTGAACTCTTTTGATAGTCTATCGAGGAACCACCGACGCAGAGCAATGGGTAGATTATATAGCTCGGTGAACGACCAGCCGCCGTGATGCTTAAGCAAAAAGAACTCTTCGTATACTGTTTCTTGATACTCAGGTGTTAGGCCAAAAAAACGCTGCCGTCATTGGCATGCCTACCTTTCCATCTTCGTGGCAGTGGGGACAGTTAATGTCAAAACGAAGGTCCAGGTCTGGCTTAATGGTATCGTAGATCTCGCGGAGATGCTTCACATCCTTCAAAGGCATTGACTCGATAAACTTGTGAAGAAGCGCTGGGTTTGTGTGCTCGTTAGCCTGAACAATAATGGACTTTAACAATCCTGTAATTGGGTTGGCTGTA